ATATTGATGAACGGTGTGTCAAGTGTAGGGTAGCAGCCACTGATGAACATGGCCTGGAAGGCCATTCCTCTTGAGCGCAGCGATTCGGTGCTTTTTCCGGGAAGGTCGCCACTGCAACTCCCGGAAGAGCGACAGAAAACGCCTGGGTTGAGCACTGCACGTACATTCCCGTCCACATCCGTACAAGGTGAATGTTTAAGGAATTGGAGTTTAGATGGGTCTGCACAATGTTCGACGGTGACGAGATATCCCAGGGTCCATGCAGCTTTCTTAATCAACTGACATACTTCTACACCCGTGGCACTAGTAGGGACGTCCATTCTGGCATATGTTATGCCAAGGAGTATACTAACCAAGGTGTTTAAGAACGTCGTGACTGTAGTCCCACTAAAGAGGACTGGCCGCGCGAACTGGATTTCGACTCGTTTCTGTCGATCGTGCTTCCCTTCTTTGACATCATAGATCTTAGCTGGCAACTCCAGCTGTTCGATCAGGACATCCATCCCTTCCCGGAGCAATTCCGGGGTGACTATCCGCAACGCATCGAAGATGCGACGCCCATGAGAGGCGTCACAACTTTTGATGTCGATGTTGAAAGTGTGAATCTTTCCACCCACTCTGAGGCCTAGGGCAGCATCATCTGAAAAACAGATGTATGTGCCTCTCTTGGAACCCGAGCAGTGGAGCAGTCGGTCGAAGACCTCGTCTAAGACTGCTGCGTTTGGTTTTGGTATGAACTCCAATGTCACTCCCTTCTCGGTAAGTGGCGTGGAGTCTCCCCGCGGCGCCATAGCCGACTTGAGGAGTTTTGTGAGCCAGAAGCCCTGTAGACTGGCATTGACCCCGAGGTCTCCGATTACTCTCGGATACTTCCTTGGGTCTGCCTTGGCTATCTCGTTCTTCTTCACTTTGATCAACACCTTGCGCAGCCATAGCCGATCGGCCAGACTCGCATCTCGATTTGTGGTGTCTTTCATAGTAGCAACCCCTTCTATTCTCATCTCCCTTTTGTCGTGAGGATCAGCGTGGTGGTCCATAGCCGCTTGATAAGCGTCGACATATTCGGAGACATGTGTGGGGTCTAGTTGTGCGCTAAGGCGATCCCGAATCGCTGTTAGCACAGTGAGATTTGCATAAAGCCACCTCCCTTGATTGGCCAAACCCTCACACATCTTGTCTTGAGTGTCGTGAGGATTGCCTAGGAGGCGTCTCAAGCCGTAGGTCTGGTTGACTCGATTGTGGCCAAAGATTCTGCCATTATGATGCACTCGTGGTCCGAAGTGCGTACGGAAAGTTTTATCCCCGAGCGGGCGACTAAAACGTTCCGTAGTGACATGAGGGAGAGGTGGTTCGCTCGCGAACTCTATCTCTCCATTCTCTCTCTGGCTCAAGAATTCTGCTCCCCGAGTGACTTCGTAGAAGCCGGAGCTGATGAATTCTTTGGTCGAACGACACGTCTCTGTGCGTTGACGGTACGGGGCGAACCTCTCGATGAGCTCCGAGCACCCCGAGGCCCAAAAGGAAGACGATGGTTATCAACGTCCGCTTCCGGGGTTGCAAGGTGGCCAAGTTGGGCCAACAGCACCGCATCCTGAACCCACGCGGAGACACTGTTCACCAGAATAATCCGGTTAGTGTTCCAATCCGCATAATGGGGGTTCCTCGAGATGAGATGTTTCACAAATAGACGGTAAGAGGTGTTAAACTTACCATCCGCGAAAAGCACTTCTTTCGGTTCTACCAGGGTGGCGGTTACGAGGAAATCCTCTACCGCCGGGTAAACCCGAACTTTCATTGTCAAATCCAGCCCCACTCCCAGCTTGATCTCATTATCATGTTTGCGGCGCTTGCCTCTCCACACTGTATGGTGTGGCTTGACTAAGTTGCGTCGTGATTTTGGGAACATGCCGTTGACGCGTACTCTCTGCACGCGGTCCTGGACGTCCACACTGTCCGCAAGAGAGCCCTCTCCGGGCGCCTCTCGGACAACGTTGACGCCTGGTAGGGCTAACTTGAAGAAGGCACCCACCTTCTCGAACAACGTTCGCGAAGCGGTGCCCCGACAACGGACATCGCGCATCGTCGTGCGCATATGAATTTTAGGAAGTGACCTGCTGACCTTCTCAGGTACGGCTTGGGGGGACTGGTCGTCCTCCGGGTCGGGAGTAGGTGAGTCACCGCGCGATGGCGCTGTTGGACTCTCAGGTGGAGTTTGAAATTGCAAGAGATCCTCTTTAGTCTGGATGATCTCCTCTATGAGGTTATCGGCTGACACCTCATTACCAGGATCGATCTTCAGATCGAGGATAGTCGCCATAAAACGTTTCTCTGCGTCGAGAAGCACGTCTTTGTGGCTATAGAGCCTGAGAATCTCCATCGCGAGTATTCGCGAAGTTTCTTCCTCCGGCTCCACGGCTGGTTCCTCTTCTGAATCGGTATCGTCCTCTTCATCCTCCTCCTCCTCCTCCTCACACCACTTGATCTCCGGCATACTCTCGCTGGGTCTCGCAGGTGCAGCGAACGGATCCTTTGGGGTCGATTGTTGACCGAAGTCCAGGGGGTCTTGTTCTTCACTACCACAATCCTCTCCACCATTACAGTGGGATGGTTCTTGTACTAAGGTATGATAGTGTTGTTCTTGACTCCTTGGGCATTCGCTCGGTTTCGACTCACATAAGATGAGTTCCCTCTTGGCGCGCCGCGCGCCGAAAGCCTTCTCGGCAGCCGATTTACCTCCTGGTGCGCCATCTTTCTTCGGCGCTTTGTGCACTGTCTCTCGTGCACGGCGGTGGTAGTGTGTACTGATCGTACACATCGGGTGTGGACAAGGCTCATAAGTCGCCTCCTCCGGTTTGCTCGGCCCTTCCCCTGGGTAGCCAAGGGTAGAGTCGAATGTGCTCTTCTTCCAATTAGATCTTGGAGGTGAGCGTTTCTTCCCATTGTGTCCTCGGCTTTTGGCTTTGGACATGACCGCCTTCGCGCGGCGA